GGAAAGATTGACCATATTAATCTTGAACCTAATATCCAATGGGAAAAGATTAAGAACTCAAAAAAGGTCGAGCATCTGCATTGTTCTTTTCTTTATCGTGCAGGTGTTTATGACTACAATCTAGGACTGTCTAGGGTGGCTCATAGGGAAGAAACATTATTTACCTATGGACTACATCAAAAAGGTTATGACATTCATGCTGTGCCTAATGCAATTACTTGGCATATGAAAAACCCTGAAGGTGGTATTAGGTCAGAAACAAAGCAAGAAATGTATGAGCATGATGAGCAAATCTTTAAGAATTTTATGATGTACAAAGATTACACCATTGTGGTTCTAAACTCTGGCATGGGAGACCATCTAGTATTCAATACAATTCTGCCTAAAATTCGCAACCCTTGGGTATACACTTGTTACCCAGAGATAGTCCAAGGTCATAGTATTGCAGAAGCACAACACTTATTTGGCAACATAGACCAATGGAATATCTATAAAAAGATGGAACAATGGAAATGGAAAGGTAGCCTAGAGGATGCCTATAGGAAACTGTACCTATGATTATCATATCTCCATATTCCAAGGCATTGCATAATGGCAATACAAACCCTAAGAACTATCCTTACTGGGAAGAACTGATTGCTTGGATACAAATCAATATAGGTTTTGACATTGTGCAGGTCGGCATCGAGGGCGAAAAACAACTGGTAGAAGATTTTAGAAAAAATTTAAGCATTGAGCAACTCAAAGATTTAATACAGGAATGTCATATTTGGATAGGATGCGATTCATTCTTTCAACATCTAGCATGGACTATGAGAAAGAAAGGGATAGTATTATGGTCTGTAAGTGACCCTAATATATTTGGGCATCCTGAGAATATCAATCTATTAAAGGACAGGTCATACTTAGTAGAGAACCAATTTCTGTGGTGGGAGTTTGTGCCACATAACCTAGATGCTTTTGTAAAACCCCAAGAAGTAGTAAAATATATCCAAACAAGATAAAACAATAATTTCTAATAGTTCTTGGGGAAGTGTATGGATGAAATTGAAGCAAGGCTAAATAGCCATGAAGCAGTATGTGCTTTGCGATATGAAGCCATAAATGCTAGGCTTAAAAGATTAGAAAAAATACTTATTGGTGGAGCAGGATTTATTATTGCTACATTAATAGCATTAGTTTTTAAGTTACATTGATATGGACTTACTAGATACAATTTCAAAGTTATCTAGTTTGTTGATTGGGTTTGTAACTCTTGTAATAGTTTTGGCTAAGATGCATAATCAGATTGCTGTTTTAGAAGAAAAGGTTAAATCTTTATTTGATTTAATAAATAAAAAATGATGCCAGACGGATTTCTTATTGAAAAACTAGCACCTGCTCTTGGTGGTTTATTTGGTGGGCTTAGTCTTGCTATGTTCTGGACACCTGAGAAACTACAGGAAAAAGGTAAGATTGCATCTGTATTTATTGCAGGTGGAATTTCTGCAATGGCAGGTTTTGCATTTACAGGAATAGTTGCTGAAAGATTAAGTGTAAGTTCTGAAAAGTTAGATATGCTAATTGGATTGGCATGGATTCTAGGTCTGTGTAGCGTTGCTGTCATAAATTGGGTATCTAATTATATGAGTAAGCGTGAACACATGGACATTAAACAAATAGCAGATGAGATTAAACATAAGCCAAGAGCAAGAAAATGACACTAATACATTGGCTCATGTCTATCTTGGTAATGGAACTAATTGCAGTCTTTACAGTAGCCTTTTTAGCCTTCTCTGGATTCTTTACAGAAATGAGAATGTTGTCTAAGATTGGTATCTTTGTAATGACTACTGGGCTAATGGTTCAGGTTATGCGGTCACTACATTACTTTGAGTTTGGTGCATATCCAGTAGATAATTTGTTTCCTTTATGGATAACAAAAGACATTGGTGCATCTATTATTATTTTTGATTTGGCATTATTGCACTTTAGAAAGGGTAAAGAATGTTAGGACTTGATGCAATACTAAATATTGGTGGTAAGTTAATTGATAAGTTGATACCAGACCCAGAGGCTAAAGCAAAGGCACAGTTAGATTTGCAAACACTTGCCCAACAGGGTGAGTTAGCCCACATACAAGCAGACATTGATAAGTTTAAGGCAGAAGTAGAAGATAGGGATTCTGCAAGGAAGGCTCATGCTGAAGTTGCTACAAGTGCCAATTCAACAAGACTAGATAAAGCGGTAGTACCTTTGTTAGCCTTGGGTGTAGTAGGTCTAGCATTTATGTTAATAGCAGTTCTCATGTTTGTAGATACACCTGATAACCAACAGCAGTTAGTTATTTTTGCATTAGGTTTTGTAACAAGTGCGGCAGGTCAGGTACTATCTTTTTATTTTGGCTCAAGTCAGGGCAGTAAAGACAAAACTAAAGAAATGGAAGGAATGATAAGAAGATGATAACAACTGAACATTTGCAAAGTTTAGGCATTGAAACTAAATGGTTAGACCCATTAAACATGGCATTTGAGAAATATGGGATTGATACACCTAAGAGACAGGCAAGTTTTATAGGTCAATGTCAGCATGAATCAGGCAACTTTAAACACTTACAGGAAAACTTAAACTATTCTGCTCCCAGACTAATGCAAGTATTCCCTAGAAGATTTCCAACTATTGAAGTAGCCAATCAAGCAGTAGCCAAAGGTGCATCTGGCATAGCAGAAGCCATGTATGGGATGCGAAAAGACCTAGGCAATACAGAAGTAGGCGATGGTGGTAAATACTTTGGTAGAGGGATTATTCAATTAACAGGCAAGGCTAACTATACTGCTTACTCTAATGCAGTAGGAAAGCCAGAAATCCTTACTAACCCAGAACTATTAGCCTTACCAGAAGATGCCATTATGTCAGCAGGGTGGTTTTGGAAGATGCGAAGCCTTAATGCATTTGCAGATATAAGTGATTATAAAGAAATGACCCACAAAATTAATGGTGGGTTCTTAGGTCTTATAGAAAGAACTGCAAACATCAATAAGGCTTTGTCAATAATAGTTTAGGTATCTGCTCTGGGGATTCGTAGATAGCCTGTTAGCAGTATCTACATCCAGTTCTACAAATCTAGGTATTGATATATCCCCTGTCGAAGAACTCACCAATAGTTTTGCGATGGGCATAATCCCATTGCTCTTTTCTGTCCTGCTTAGAGAGTCTACTACCTTGGTCCAGTTCGAAGTGGCAGTTGTAACAGAGGGATGCGATTCTATAGTCATGTGCTTTAATACCTTTTCCTTTTCCATCTACTAGTTGATTTGAATGTGCGGCAACTACTGTTCCATCTTCTATATTACAAAGTTGGCAAGGTAACATTCTAGCGAGTTGTAACAATTTAGGGTTTCTATAGTTCATATTTTTCCTTTAGGGATATTGACCCAATCGTGCCATTTCCAGATAATTGTTTTTAGGTCTAGTAAAGTTTTACCTTTGGGTATTAATATTCCTTGATTATTTATTCTTTCTATATTAGAAACTTGCATTTCTTTATCTGTATCACCAGTAATAATCAAAACAATAAAATTATCTTGCCTTGCTAAAGCATTTAATAATATAGATTGCCCAATACTTATTTTTTCATTTGGTCTTTTCCATTCTCCTATTAAAAATTTGCCACATCTTTCATAAATCATATCTATATTAGATGGTAAAATCTTAGGGTTTTCAGGAATAGTTCCCAGTAATTCATCAAAATTTAAATGAATAGCAAATGGGTTTCTCATTCGTATAAACTCCATTCAACATTATGTTCAATTCCAAATGCACTTATTAATTCTTGCAGGTCAATCATTTCTTTTATATTCATATTACTGGTGGATAATCCTAATATCACAAATCCATTACCTTCAAGATTTGGCACAACATCCATTTTCTTTAAAGAACTGGAGAAGATATGTTTCCAATCTGTAGGGGAAAGTTTCCTTCCATGCCAACTTACTTGATGGCTCACATCCTTTAGCATAGCCCACAGGCGAGCATTTTGGTCTAAAGAACGAGTCTTAGCCTTAACTTCAACCAAAAATCCTTCTGGTGCTGTTTTAATGGCTTGAATAGCCTTTTCCCTTACCTGTTGGTTTACAAGGCAGAAGTATTGTTTTTCCATTTATTTACCTAAATATAAAATAACTAGATAAACAAACACTAAAAAATATTATCTTTAAAAATAATATTATGTCTGAATACGATTTAGTTTTAGTTAATAAGGCTTGTTGTATTAATAACATATCTTTATCACATTCAATGTAAGGTTTAGGCTCATATAAAAGACCTATTTGCAAACCTGTTTTTGTTTTGTATGGAGTCATATAATCCTTTATTTAAAAGTTTTAGAGTTTAAGAATTGATGCATTGTGCTAAATTGTTCTTTAATATTTTGTTTTGATATTTCTTTATCTTTATCTATTCTGAACCTGTGATTTAATTCTCCCATAATGTTTTTTGATATTTTATAATTTGTCTTATCCCAAAGATTCTCTAATCCTAAATCCGTTAATCCTTTCTTTAAAGTTTGATTTGCTTGGTCATCAAATAATCCTACAAAAAACAACTCAGGTCTTAATGCCATATCTAAGAAATTGACCAGTTCGCTGTTCTTAGAAATTTCCAGAGTAATAAAATCATTCTTTTGGGGATTGCTTCCATAGTGGAATCGGCAATAAAAGTTCCCAGTTCCATCAGTTCCTAGACCAATCGAAGCATTTAACTTGCATCCATAAGCATTGCAAAAGTAGGTTCTAGTTTGGCTTATAACTGGCTTATCGTGTTTAATTTTCATATTTTCTTTCAATTATTTTTGTAAAGTTTGTAGGCTTAATCATCCATTCAAGGTCTGCTAGAAAAGGCTTTCTATCCTTACTTTGAACCTTTCCCATCAGGAACTTAGAATCTCTTACAAACTGGAAAAAATCATTCTTAAACCAATCCAGTCCTTCTTCAGAACTCTTACATTCAAACTCTACGAATAACTGTCTCCACCTTTGCTTTAAATAACTTTCCCTAGTTTTATTCCAACTCAGAACCTTTGGTAGTTCTGGAAGGGTATTGTGATAAATTGAAATAATCTCTTGGTGAGGGCATGGTGGAATCTTAGATTCAACAGATATAGTATTACTTGGGTTAATGGGTAATGGGTTAATGGGTATTGGGTTAATGGGTAGCATACCATTCGCATTGCCTTCGGATTGCGTTTGCATTGCGTTCGCATCAATATCCTTATTCTTCCTTGCCCATCGAGCATTAGCAGAAGCCCTAGCACTTTCAGATTTGGCATATAAATGGACTAATTCTTTCTCACATCTAGCATGAACATATCCTTTTTCAGTCAATTCAAAGAAGTCATTTAGTACATTTTGAAGCGATTGCTGTTCGTCTGCATTGCGAATGCTATGCGAACGCATCAACTTGTTTATGTCAGAAGTTAATGGATGTTCTTCCAGATAGTATGTATCTAACAACTGGCGATATATTCCATGTTCTAGCAATGTTAGATGACCAGTATCTTTACGATAATCACCTATGTGATGGGAATAGTAATACATAAATTTCCAATAAAAAAAGCCCTAGGCAACACTCTCATCCTGATGGAAGTTGGTGGACAAGTAGGCACTTGCAGAGTGTTGTCTAAGGCTTGCCTGAAATATCTCCACCAAGAGATAAGTAATTATTTATCAGGTTTTGGGATTTGTAAAGAATTTAATACTTTTATTAAGCGAATAGCACAATCAACATTGTCAATTCTGGCAATCATGCCACCTTTCCAAGTAGCCAAAAACTCCTTCTGGTGCTTGGTATATGGTGCTTTATCACTACTTTTAATCTCTACCAAACAGGTGTGGTTTTTATATCCAATTAGCAAGTCTGGGATGCCATTGCCACATTTGGACAAATCATGGACAGTTGCACCAAGGCTACGGAAAGTATCCATTAGGAATTGTTGGTTCTTATCAGTTCTTTTAGCGTACATTAGGGTAAATACCTATAAATAATTATAAAAAGTGCTTGTCATAGTCTATAAAAAAGAATAAGATTTTATTTATGGAAGCAATTAAGCAACCATATTATCTTGAAAGGATAACAAAATGTCTAAATTACCATTTGAAAAAAATTGTGCAGTAAAAGTTATTGTTGGTTTGCATGAAGGTTATGAGTTTGCAAATCTTGATGAAGCAAAAAAAGTTTTCCCTGAATTAAACCCAGATGTTAATGGTACAAAATTTACATGGGCTATGCATGATAAGGTTAATGGTTTACCTGCCATGAGATTTGAAACTTGGGAAATGGATGCAATATTTTCTCGCTAACAAATAGACCCTTTGGGGTCTTTAACTGGACATTTACATGAAAACATTTATTGATTATTTTGTAGGCACAATTTGCACAGTTGCTATTAGTTTAACTTTGGCATTGATTTACATCTACAGAACTGGGGGGTTTTAATGAACGGACACGATTCATGGTTAGAAAGCCCATTCCAAGAACAATGCATGAAAGATGATTGGATTGAGCAGGAAACTTGGGATATTTTGGCAAAGGAAAAACATCTAGTTACATTGTCCAGTTTATGTGAAGCAATTTCTGAGGATGCTTTGTATCTTAAAAAGCCAGAGATTGAAGCGGCACTTGATAACATGGATTATGCCAAATTAGGTCAATTAATCTACCATGCAAATTTAGATTACTGGGAAAAGATAGCAGAAAAACAAGCACAAATAAACTGGGAAGATGAGATATGAAACTATTTGATTTTAATGAGATAAGAAGCCTAGATGTATCGGCTCATGTAGCCAAGCGTGGGCAGTTTAATTACCTGAGTTGGTCTTATGCTATGGACATACTATTACAACAGGATTCAACAGCAGTCTGGGAGTTCCTAGAACCTGTAGCATTTGGTGAAACAATGATGGTCAGGACTACAGTTACAGCATTTCATAAAACTGTGCCTATGATTCTGCCTGTAATGGACATTCGTAATCAGGCAATAAAGAACCCAGATGCAATGGCGGTCAATAAAGCCTATATGCGATGTGTTACAAAAAATATAGCCTGTTTTGGGATTGGATTAAATATCTTTGAAGGTGATGACCTTCCTTCTGAACCAGTAACTCAGTTTGATGTGCAACCCTATCTGGATGCCTTAAATTTGGCTACTAGCATGGATGAATTAAAGCAGACATACTTTGCCCACTACCAACTGTTAAAAAACAATCCAACTGCTTTAAAACAGTTAGAACAGGCAAAGAATCAAAAACAACTAGAACTAAAGGAAACAAAATGACTAATGAAGAACAAAAGAAGATTGACTATTCCATGTTTAGGAAACTGGTAGATGAACATACTATTACAATGCCAACTAATGTGGATAGCATCCTTTGGAATCAAAGAATGGAATCAATCTTAACTAGACTGGATGAAAAGTTTAATGAAGTTCATTGATATTTTAGTAGCCATACTGTTTGCCACTTTCCTATGTGTATTTGTTTACTATGCCCATCAAAAGCAAAGCATATTTAATTGTCAGTTACTCATAGGTGGATGGCATCCAGATGCACCAAAGAAATATTTAGAACTTTGTGATGAAGCCAAGAAAGAAAGGAATGACAGATGAAAAAGGTAATTTTAATCATTTGCTTGGTCTGGTCTATGCAATCAGTTGCTCAGACAACTCAACCACAGGCTACAGGGTTAGTTTTTCCTAACAGTACAGCAAACATGATTGTGGAGTTATTAAGAGGAATTACAACTCATGTCATTGCAGAATTAAAAAAGGCAGAAGAAAAAAAGATTAGATTAGCAACAATTATTGAAGAAAACTTTGAGGGGGAACTATGACACCATCAGCATACATATCACCAAATGGCATTTTGTATAAAGAACTACCACCAGATTCAATGTTGGAATTAACTCCTTTGTATAAATTGTCTGATTTGACTAAAAATAAAGAAGTTTATGAATCGGATTTTGTTAAAGCGGCAAAGATTAGATTACAGGCAGGTGAAGAATGACTGAATCTAGAGCATACATAACTGAAATAGAAAATGAACGAACAATTATTATGAATCCTAATATATTGCCTACCTTAAAAG